TCGTTTCGCTAACGTGCGCCTGTCTCAAGTGCAGTGGATAGCCAAGAGCCTTGCGCCTAGGCATTATGGCGACCGCAAACAGCTTGACCACACTAGCAGCGACGGCAGTATGCGCCCCACAATGATCCAGCTAGTCGGGCCAGAAGATGACACTAGCGAAGGTTAAGACACCGCCAAAGCTGATACCCGTATTTACCCCAAAGCGTGGCTCCCTGCGATACAGAGGCGCACACGGCGGGCGAGGGTCTGGCAAGTCGTTCAACTTCGCAAAGATGGCGGCAATATGGGGCGTGATTGAGCCGCTGCGGATTCTGTGCACGCGAGAGTTTCAGGGTTCAATCAAAGAGTCATTTCATGCCGAGCTGAAAAACGCTATTTCATCAGAGCCGTGGCTGGAAAAAGCCTACGATGTCGGCATAGATTACCTTCGCAGCAATATCAATGGCACCGAGTTCATATTCCGGGGCTTGCGGCACAATATCGGCAGCATCAAATCACTGGCACAAATCGACCTTTGCATTATTGAAGAAGCAGAGGACGTGCCAGAGCATTCTTGGGTAGCGCTTGAGCCTACCATACGCGCCCCAGGTTCTGAGATATGGGTTCTATGGAACCCAAAGATAGAAGGAAGCCCAGTAGATTCGCGGTTTGTACAGAACACGCCGCCTCGATCCAAGATTGTGGAGATGAATCACACAGATAATCCTTGGTTTCCTGCTGAGCTAGAAGAGCAGCGTTTGCACGCTATGGCCACTATGCCGCCAGAGATTTACGCGCATATATGGGAAGGCGCTTACCTTACGCACACAGACGCGCAAGTCTTTAAGGGTAAATGGCGCGTTGCCGAGTTCGAGACGCCAACAGCAGGCGACGGGCCATACTACGGCGTTGACTTCGGATTTGCTCAAGATCCAACAACCGGCCTACGATGCTGGGTGGTCGCAAACACACTGATGATTGACTATGACGGCGGGCGTGTCGGGCTAGAGCTAGACAATACCGCGCCTTATTTGATCGCCCAAATACCAGGCATTGCGGATCACGCATCCCGCGCAGATAGTGCACGGCCTGAATCAATCAATTACCTGTCTCGCCATGGCCTTGGCAGAATGGTAGGGGTGGACAAGTGGAAGGGCAGCGTAGAAGACGGGATTGAGTTCATTCGCTCATTTGATGAGGTTGTTATTCACCCGCGATGCAAGCAGACGGCCAGAGAATTTGCGCTTTACAGCTACAAGCAGGACAGGCTAAGCGGCGACATCTTGCCGATTGTTGTGGACGCAAACAACCATTACATTGATGCGCTGCGCTATGCGCTGGGTCCAATGATTAAAAACAAGCGTGTCGCAGTTGCCCCGATCAGATTTGCAATGTGATACAATCTCAAAAACCTTTTTAGGAATCTTGACATGCCTTTGTCCACACCAGACACGAACTACACCAAGATGCTGGACATCTGGCACAAAACGCGTGCGGCTGCGAATGGTGGCCCGGCAGTTTATGAGGGCAACTTTCTACGCAAATTTAACCCGATAGACGAAGAGCGCCAAGAGCAGTACAAGAAGGGCGCGTATTATATGAATATCACAGGCCGAACTCAAGAGGCGTTATTGGGCGCGATATTTCGGCACGATCCAGAAACAAACGTCCCTGCATTGCTTGAGTATGTCATGGAGAATGCAGACGGCGCGGGCCAGTCGCTTACTCAAGTTGGCAAAGAGATATGCAACGATATTATGGAAACAGGGCGCTACGGCATCTTGGCAGATTATCCAGAAGCGCCAGAGAACATAACAGCAGAGCAGGTGCGGGTATTAGACTTGCGCCCTTATATGTGCCTGTACCCTGCCGAGTCAATTATTAAGGTTAGGGTAAAGACTATCCTTGGCAAGTCTGTTCTTTCGCTGGTTGTGCTAAAAGAGCCGATTGAAGTTTACATAAATGAATTTGACGAAAAGAAAACGCATCAGTTTAGGGTTTTACGACTGACTGACGGTGTGTTTACTGTGCAAGTTTATGACGACGAAGAGAACCCGGTGACAAATGCATACGCGCCACTTCGCGGATCTGATACATGGAATCGGATTCCGTTCCACATTATCGGCGCTATGAACAATTTGCCTGAGCCTGACATGCCGCCACTTTATCCGCTGGCAGAGCTGAACATTGCCCACTATCAGACCACGGCAGACCACAGAGAGAATCTTTTTATTCATGGCCAGCTTACCCTTGGCATTAGTTCCGACCTTTCGCCTATAGCGTTTGCCGAGGCTAATCCATCCGGCGTTATTGTGGGAGCAAGGGCTGGNCACTTCCTTGGCCCTAACGGCAAGTTCACAACAGCCACAGCGCCAGAGTCATCTAGCTTGCGGGTTGCCTTGCAAGACTTGCGCGAGGANATGGCATCTATNGGCGCAAAGCTGGTAAGCAAAGGCGGGCAGGCAGAGACAGCAGAGACAGCGCGTATCAATGCGGCATCCGAGTTGAGCGTGCTTCAAATGCTTGTTGGCAACGTGTCGGAAGCTATGGAAGCGGCGCTTGAAGATATGGCAGAGTACCAAGGCGTAGATCCGGCGCAGGTTCAATTCAGGCTTAACACGGACTTCTTCGAGGACGGCATTGATCCACAACAAGTAATGGCAGACATTGCGCTATTTGATCGCGGACTGGTAGCCAAGCAAGACGTTCGCCGTAACCTGCGCCAAGCTGGCAGACTAGACCCGGCGCGCACTGACGAAGAGATAGACGTGGACGCGGCAGAAAACTTAGCAAATAATACACTTGACGAATAATGTGTTAGACTATACGAAAGCGGGCTTGTGGCCTGCTGTAACCTTTTTAGCTTGGGGCTAAATATGAGCGAAGTAAATCAAGACGCAGAGCAATCGCAAGATGCCAAGACCTACACACAAGAACAGGTGCAGGCCATGATTGAAGAGTCCACTGGCGGACTCAAAAAGAAAGTCGATGAGCTGCTGGGAGAAAAGAAATCAGCAACTCAGAAAGCCCGCGAGCTTGAAGAGTCTAGCCGCTTGGCCGATGACGACAGGCAAAAAGAGAAGGGCGAGTTTAAGGAACTGTATGAGCGCACTCAGGCTGATCTGCTTGCAGAGCGCACCAGTAACAAGACCTGGAAAGAACAGCTCCAGCAGCGGGACATCAAGGAAAAGGCTGGACGCATCGGCAGCGACCTTGCAAAGACAGATACCAAGCGCGCAGAAGTGCTGACAGATTACGCGGCGCGATACGCAAAGCACGATGGCGAAACAGTTTCTTATGAAATCGGCGGTATTGAAGTGTCCGCTGACGTATTAAAAGAACATCTTACTAAAGAATACCCGTTCTTAGTTGATGGGAATGGTTCAAGCGGTGGCGGGGCTACCGGCGCACGCGGCAGCGCTGCAAGCGATAAGACAGCAAAGAGGTCGCAGTTTGACTCTATGGGTCAAGCAGAGCGGTCAACTTTTATCAAAGGCGGCGGCAAGGTTGTCGCGGACTAACTAACTCAAGGTAAACCCCATGTCTAATACATTGACAAATCTGGCAGGCGACATCTATATCGCTGCCGACATTGTTGGTCGCGAGCTGACCGGCGCATCTTCCAGCGTAACCCGTAACGCAACTGCCGAACGTGCAGCCGTTGGCGATACCGTGCGCTCGTTCTTCACCAACCAAGCAACTGCGATCACGCCCACCCCTTCTATGACTATTCCAGAAGGCACGGACCAGACCGTAGGCAACAAGACTCTGACCATCAACAATGATCGGGCAGTGCAAATCCCTTGGCGTGGCGAAGAAATCCGCAGCGTAAACAATGGCAGCGGCTTTGAAACCATTTATGGCGATCAGATTCGCCAAGCTATGCGCACGATTGCCAACGAGATTGAGTCTTCTATTCTTGTAGAGGCTTACAAGAACGCATCGCGTGCTGTAGGCACCGCAGGCACTACCCCGTTCGGATCTGACTTTGACACTGTGGCAGAAGCGCGCCAAGTTCTAGTAGACAACGGCACGCCAACTGACAACCAAGTTACGATGGTTCTCAACACGCTAGCCGGTACTAAGCTTCGCAACTTGGCGCAACTGCAAAAGGTCAACGAGGCAGGCGGCGGCGACTTGCTGCGTCAGGGCGCTTTGCTGGATCTTCAGGGCATCATGCTCAAAGAATCCGCAGGCGTTCAAAGCCACACTAAGGGAACCGGAGTTAACTACGATACAAACGGCGCTTTGGCTGTTGGTGCAACTGTTATCACCGCAGACACCGGCACCGGAACAGTCCTGCCCGGCGACGTGGTTACCTTTGCTGGCGACGCTGTAAACAAGTACGTTGTCACTGGCGCGTTTGCATCCGGTAGCTTTACCATTGCTTCCCC